ATGAATCAGAGCCAGTAGACGATGGGGAGGGCGGAATGATGCTTGGCAGGCCAGTTTATTGCTTCTATAGGCCTGGCTCAATGAGCGAAGGGATGTGGAAGCGCCATTTGAAGCATTTCAAGAGGCCGTGACAATGATTCTCATTGATTTCTTTTCTGAAGCTGCTTGCAAAGGCACTGAACTTATTGAAGGATGGTATTACTATGCGGATGATGATGATTCTTTCATCGGCGGACCATTTCTAGATGAAGAAGCTGCCATAAAGGCAGCTTTTGATGGTCATGGATGGTAATTAATATTGCAGCTTTTTATTAAATAGATAATTAATTTTTATTATTTTTTTAAATAATTGGGACTTGGCAAAAAGCGGTAAAGGACTCGCTGAAACGCGGTATAGGGACTTGCTAAAACGCGGTATAGTAGAAGCGCTTTAGAGGGCGCCCGCGATCCGCGCCGCTAGTACGCCTGTACTACCGCTAGTACGTTTCTACTACCCTGATGATGAGAATCATTCTCAATAGGCGAGCCAGTACGTTTGTACTACTATGTCTTTATGCGCATACACGCATACCCGCATAGGCCTAGTTGCAAGTGAGAATCAGTCGCAATAGGAGAGCCTGAGAAGCTATGCGCCTATGCGCATAGCGGCATTGTTAAGAGAGATGTGACAATCCGCGAGGCGATGCCTCCCGCTCGCTCTCCTTGTCTGTATTGTCTCTGGCAAGGCCGCGAGGCCTCCTCTCTGCTCTCTGTTCTCATGCTCGCTCCTTCTCTCAGGGCTCCCTCCTTCCCTCCCCTCTCTGACGCGCTCGAGGCGCTCGCCTCTCTGCCATGGGAGCGGATCGCCTCTGCTGCTCTCGAGGCGCTCCTGTTCTCTGTGGCTCTCTGCCACGCTCTCGCCGCTCGCCTCTGGCGCGAGCGAGGCCGTCTCTCTCCCTTCCTTCGCGCTCTGGCCTCCTGGCTCGAGCGCCTCGCCTCAGCTCTGCCCGAGCCTCTCTCCTCTGCCTCCCCTCGCGCTCTGCTGATCGAGGCTCTGATCGAGGCAGGCGAGAGCTCCTCCTCTGTGGCGAAGGCCTCCCGCTCTGCTCTCCTTCGCCGCGCCTCTCGCCTCGGCCTCCTCTGAGGCTATGCTCTGCAGGAGGCCGCGAGGCCTCCCCTCTCTGTTCTCTGCTCTGGTTCTCATGCTCCGCTCTGCTCTCGCCGCTCTGGCTCTGTTCGCTCCTGCCTCGGCGCTCGCTTCTCCTCTGATCGTTGCTCCTCACGAGCCGATGGTTCGCCTTGAGGCTCTCCCTCACCTCGGCGCCTCTCGCTTTTCTACTGTTCAGCATTGTCTCTCTGTGGCAGAGGCCGAGCTCTCTCTGATCACCGATAGCGAGCTCGAGACGGTCGAGGCCTGCCTCCTCGAGCACACGTGAGGCGCTCGCCTCCTGGCTCCTTCCGCTCCTGCCTCCCTCTCTCGCTCTCCTTCCTATGTCGACTCACGAGCTCCTCGCCTCTGATCTCTCATGGCCTCGGTTCTCCTTCTCCTCTCGCCGTGAGGCCGCTCTGTTCGCTCGCGAGCTCGAGGAGGAGCTCGCCTCCCCTTCGCTCTCTCCTGCCGCTCGAGCCGAGGCCGAGGAGGCGCTCGAGGAGCTCCTCTCCCTCCTGCTCTCTCCCGTCTCCTGAGGCTCTGCCATGCTCTCCCCCTCTGAGCTCGCCTCGCTCTGCTCTGCCGTAGAGAGCGAAGGCCGCGAGCTCTCCCCCTCTGAGCTCGAGGCTATTCTCGCGCTCCCTCCTCGCTCTGGGCTCTCCCCTCTCGAGAGGCGCCTCGCCGCGATCGAGCGCCTCCTCCCTCGCCTCTCTGGCGAGGCCGAGGAGCGCCTCCTGAGAGAGAGGCGCTCCCTCCTTCGCCTTCGCCATGGCATCCCCCTGGCGATCGAGCTCCCGCTCTCCTTCTCTGCTGCTGATCTCTCCTCCTGAGGCTCTCTCTCATGCTCCCCTCCTACCTACGGGCTCGGCTCCTCGATCGCGCCGAGGAGCTCGGCCTCGCCTCCTCTGGCCTCCCCTTCCTCCTCGAGGAGCTCGCTAGGTGGCTCCCATCCCCCACGATCGAGGCCTTCCTCTCTGATCTCGAGGAGCTCTCCTCTGCTGATCTCTGATCGCGGATTGTTACGGATTGTTTCAACCCAGGAGGCAGGCTCGAGCCTGCCTCCTTTTCATGCTGTAGGATCTCGTGCATGAGGCGAGAGATCGCCTCGCTCCTTCGCTCTCTGTTCTCATGCTCCGCTCTGTTCGCGCTCTCGCTCCTACGCTCGCTCTGTTCGCGGGCTCTGTAGCTTTCGGCCTCTGTGCCGCCACATACGGCAATCGCATCTCTCTGGCTCCTTCCGCTCAGGCCGCCGCTCCCTTCGCCGCTCCTTTCTCTCTGTTCGCCTCTGCCACTGCGGCCTCCTTCGCTCTCGCCGCTGCGGCCTCCTGCGACGCTGCTGAGAAGCTCTCGCGCTCCGCTCGCTCCTGAGCTCCTGGCCTCCCCCTCCCATGGGGGGAGGCCTTCTCTCTGTTCGCCTCGCTCCTGCCATGCTCTCTCGCTCTGATCTGATCGCTCTCCTCGAGCTCCTCGAAACCTCCGCTGCTCTCGAGGCAGAGCTCAACCATTTCTTTCCCTCCCTTTTCGAGGAGGCCTCTTTCCTTCTCAGTCTTGCTGAGCGCGTCTCGCTTGAGCTGAACACTAGGTTCCCTCTCTGAGCTCCTCTCATGCTCTCCTCCCCTTCCATCGATCGCGCCTCTGACGCCGCGCCTCTGCTCTCCCTCCTCGCGCTCTCGCGAGGCCTTCGCCTCGCCTTCGATCGTGGCTCCTACCTGCTGATCGAGACGGCCTCCCCCTCGATCGCTCACGAGAGCCAGAGCCTGCCAGAGCTCGAGGCCTTTCTCCTCTGGCTCCCTCTCGCCTCTGCCTCTCTGCTGCTCTCCTGAGCTCTCCCTCTCATGGCCTCCGCGAGGAGGCCTCCCCTTCCCCTCCTTCTCTGCTGATCTCATGGCTCCCGCTCTCCTGGCTCCTCCCGCTCCCGTCTCCCTCTCTCGCGCTCCTCGAGCGCCTCAGGAGCTCCGCTCCTTCCTTTCTAGGTTCGGCCTCTCCCTAGAGAGCCTCCTCACCTCAGGCTCTGCTAATGCGAAGCTCGCGAAGGGGAGCGGCCTCGCCTTCTCCTCGATCCTGCATCTCCTCCCCTCTCGCGGCCTCGCTCGAGCCGTCTCCCCTGGCTCCCATGCCTCTCCCGTGAGAGGAGAGCTCCCTGGCCTCCGTGCTCTCGCTGATCGCGAAGGCCTCACCGCTCGCGCTCTCCTGTTCGATGCCTGCCCCTTCGCCTCCGAGGCCTGCCGCGAGCTCTGCCTCGCCTTCTCTGGTCATGGCGGCATGAGCCAGAGCGTAGGAGCCTGCAGGGCTCGGCGCTCGCTCGCGCTCCTCGCTGATCGTGAGGCCTTCGCTCGCTCTCTCCTATGGGCAATCGGCCTCTCCTACCGCAAGGCTCGGCGCCTCGGCCTCCCCTTCGCGCTCCGTCTCAATGGAACCCAGGAGCTCCCTTGGACTGAGGCCTGGCTCTCTGTTCGCCTCTCTCGTGAGGAGGCCGAGGCTCTCTCTGCTCTGTTCGATGCTCCCATCCCTCAGGGCATCCGCACCATCCCCGAGGCGCTCGCCTCTGTGCCCTTCCTTGAGCTGTACGACTACGCGAAGGCTCCTGTGTACGGACGCTCTGGCCTCCTCGCCATGAGGCAGGCAGGCATTCACACCACGGCCTCCCTCGCTGCTGATCGTGAGGGAGGAGCCGCTCGCGCTCTGGATGCAATTGAGGCGGGCTTCTCTCTGGCAGTGCCGATCCTGGCCAGCAAGGGAGAGGAGCTCCCGCGCTCCCTCCTCCTCAGAGATGACAATGGGAGAGAAGCTCTCCTGCAGTGCATCGATGGGGACGCGAATGATCTCAGGATGCTCGATCCTTCGCCCGCTCCTGGCTTCTCTGGCCTCGCCGTTCTCCTCCGTCTCAAGCGATCGAGAGGAGCCGATCCCTCCGCGGCCTCTCGCTTCGCTCTAGCTCCTGGCTCTGGCGCCTTCGCTCCCATGGCAGGAGGCGGCTCTTTCGCTTTCTCTCGCATTTGAGAAGCTCTCCTCACCCTGAGGCTCCCTCCCATGGCTCTCCCCTTCTCTCTCTCTACCGTCACAGAGTACGGTCACACTGAGGAGCTAGCCTCCTTCGCCTCCCTCGAGGAGGCAGAGGAGGCGCTCTCCTCCCTCTACGATGCTCTCGAGGAGGCCTCCTCCTCTCGAGCCTTCTCTCTGCAATCCGCGATCAGCGAGCTCGAGGAGCAACTCTCAGAGGCTCGCCTCTGCGCAGAGGCAGAGGCAGAGGAGGAGGCCTCCTAGGATGCCCCTCCTCCTCCCCCTCCCCTCCATAGGCTCCCGCTCCCTCCTCCTAGTCTCTCGCTCCTCCCCTCGCCTCCCCCTCCTCGCCTCCTTCGCCTCCTGGCGATCGAGAGAGGCAGGATGGCTCGGCCTCCTCTCTCTTCGCCTCCCTGGCCTCTGGCTCCTTCGCCTTCGCTCCCTCCCATCCCGTGAGAAGCTCGATAGGCTCGGCCATGGCGTAGGGTCTAACTTCCTTCCATAGCCTCTCTCAAGGCCTCAGAAGCTCCTCTCAGAGCCCGCTCTCCTTCCATAGGATGGCGGGCTTCTCTGTATGCGCTCCTATGCTGCCACACGCATAGAGGGCAACTGGGGGATTATCCCCTATTCGCATAGGCGCATAACGCAAAGCATGAAAAAGCCGACCCCGTAGGTCGGCTTTTAATGGTCAGTCTAGAGGGATCTCTAGGGCCTCGAGCTCGCTGATCATGCTGCGTACGCTGCTGATCATGCTTTCGAGGCGCTTCTCGCTCTCCTGGTGGCGCTTCTCGAGCTCTGCGAGCTGAGCGGCGAACAGGTCGGCGATCGAGGGGGAGGCCATGGGGGATCGGTTGTAGAGGTGCGCGAGCGATCTCTCGCTCGTGAACCAGTCTGTCAGAAATCCGCGCCGATCGAGGCCGATTGCTGCATTTCTTCAAACAGTTTCGCTTATGTCAGTCATAAGCAAAGCTGATAGTGTAAATGTACTACAGCGCGGTAGCGGGAATGATTATCAGTATTGGCGTGGGCATACCCCTCCGAAAAACGGCCTCATTTTTCATCAACTATTTTCCCCTATGCATATCTGCATCACTCTCTAGTAGATAATCAAGGGCTGCGCTAATCAATGCGGGGGAATCATCGAAATGACCAAGACCTAAATTGCAAGGGCTGCAAATGTAGCCTCTAAATTTGTCAGTGGTATGACAATGATCCAACACCCATCGTTCTGTGTGTTTTGTGCAGATGGGACACGGCCCTGGAGGAGGGGCTGGATTATTGCGTTTTAGACGATTGCGAAGGCGTGCGTGATCGCGAATGCATGTTTTACAGCGTGAATCAAGATTATCTACATTGCGAGGCTGAGCTGGAAAGGCAATGAGAGGCTTTTCTTCATTGCAAAGTTGACACCTTTTTGCTGGACCTTCGAGAGGACTGAATGGCAGCGATGAGGAGAGTAGTGACAATTGCGACGATGCCACTGTTGCAACAATTCTTTACAGAGCATAGTCATGAAAACTTAGTTGGCACATGGCGAGTCAAGGCCTTATGGCCGCAGACGAGCCATTATGGCGAGGCTCCATTCAGAACTTTCCATCACAAAGAGCGGCCTCAAAGCCGCTCTGTTTGAAAACAAGCCAGACATTCCCTTCCATTGTTATTTCCAGAACAAAGGCGCCCCTCAAAGGGCGCCTTTTAGTGCCAAAAGCCATTGTTTACGTGTGTTTTTGAGCCATCCGCGCAGTTGCACGCATTTTCCCCTTGCATTTACCAGGCGTACTGGAGCGACGCCGCTTTTGGGGCGGCGTCTCAGAGCTGGAAGGACATTTGCCAGTCCTAGAAGGCTTGCGAGGGGCTTGGCGTCGAGAGCTTTTTGTTGCCCTGAAGCGCTCAGTGGCCGCTTTGGGGCGGCCCCTCGCTTAGTGCTGAATCACTGGTGAGACGTTTTCACTGGTGAGGCGTCGCTCGTCAGTGTCGCTTGTCAGAAGACGTACGTTGCACTATGCGTATAGCATAACGTGGGCTGATGGTGATCTGTTTTCCCCATTGCTCCCAATCGTGCTACTGTAGGCCAGTTCGGCCTTTCGTGTATCATGGTGAACACCACTCAATGGTGCTTAATTTCCCACTGGGAATTTAGTGACTGGCTCTGGCGTATTGATTTCACGCTCCATCCAGACGCATTGTTTGATCAATTGCTGTTTTCGTACCACGAACGGCTCATGGTGATCAAAGCTTTTGAGACCATGGGAAATCGCCAACAGCAAATTGAAGAGCGTTTTGCTGAATGCCACAAAGGCGGTCCTTGGTACGCCCCTCGACCAGAGCTAAGGCGGTTCGTAGAAGATGAGGCAATGTGTGAAACGCTTACGGCTAAGCATTTGTTTGGCATGAGAGAAGGCCGCCTTAATTGGCGGCCTGCAAGGCTTGATATGCGATCAAAAATGGAAAGAGCTCAAGGCGAAGGGGAGCTGCCAAAATTTGTGCGGAATGCGGAGCGTTTTGTGATGTGGGCCGTCGATGACGTGACGGGAGATGGTGAGGCGTGTTTACCGAGGGGAATCATTCAGCATCCAGCGAATTCCCTTTATCAGCCAAAAACTATTTACAACACCATTCGCATTCTTGTCGAGCAAGAGAAAGTGGCTAAAGCTTCGTCTGGGAGGCTTTTGTTGACCGACAAGGGGCAAGAGGAAATTGATGGATTAAAAAAAGTGGAAGAATTAAAAAGAAAAGGCAGTGTGAGGACATTGCGTCTGTAAAAGCTGAAGTTTGTATAAACAACCACTTTCCCTTCATTGTTCTCTCTCTAGCGTGAAGAGACACAGCGGAAATGACTATGTGGGACGACCTTCCAGAGCCCTTCATGGTCGGCGCCATCAAACTTTGGCCTGCCCATAGTCGTCCTGGCTATACGTGGTTCATTGCTCACGAAGGTAAGCCTTATTACTTTCGGAGTAAGAGCGAGGCCATGCTTTTTG